GTTCGATTTCAATAAATTTAAGCAGCATTTGTTTCCATGCGTCCGTATTGGATGCAAATAGGAAAGCCATAAATATAGCGTCACCATCCTTCTTGTCCTCATCCCAGTTATATACGAAACTCCACTGATCATCCTTGTGGCAATTATACCACATGAATACACCCTGTATATTGTTTTCGTTATCAGATAATGCAATAATTGTCCTCTTAGCTTGGTGGTAAGCGACCAGTTGACGTAGTGTATCCCTGTCCCAATCCTCAAAGACTTTCCCATTCTCGTTCTCCACGCAGTAATCAACAATGCGATCCACGTAGGTAGCAAGATGCGGTTGCTCCCCTGAGTTAAGGGCAGCTACTGCGGAGTTAAGGATTGGGTTGTCTACTTGCATTAAGGGGTTTGTTATCGACCAAATGCGAGCCAATGAGCAGTCAAAGAATCACTTTGCGAATTACGTATAGTTAAAACTGAGGTGCTTAAGGACGCTACCTTTAAGGGAAATCGGTCAGTAGTAGTATTTTCTTCTATGGTAAGCTGTGCGCTAACAGTAGCATTAAAAGCTGCTCCAAAGTTGACCGCAGTGTTGGTATCACCAGAAACTGTTACCGTTCCGAACTTCATAATTAATCCATTAGGTAGGGTTACACTTTCTCCTCCAGTATAAGAGGTTGGAGTAAATCCAACAGTTGGTGCCGCAGTTGTATCTACATAAGCCTTGATGCTCTGCTGTGTCGCTAGCGAAGTATCTGAGTCCGTAGACATATCATTCTCGTCCAGAATAGCAACCTCTTGAGGCGACGCTACACTTCCAGATGTATTGCCAAGGGCCTTCATATTGGCTACATTTTCTATCTTAGCTTTTGTAACAGCACTGTCAGCTATTTTAGCCGTGGCAATACCACCGTCAGCAACTGTCATAGCACCGCCAATAAGGGTCATCGTACTACCATCAACAGCGTCGGATTGATTAAAAGTAGCCGCTGTAATTACTTGATTAAGTTTGTCTGCCGATAGCTGTTCGCCGTTAGCAAAGGTTTTTCCTGATGTTATTACTGCCATATTATTGATGTATTAAATTGATTGCAGGAGGGGGTTCATTAGTGTCCGATGGCAAGCCAAGTATAATCACCGGAAAAAAGAGGATTGCAATTTATTTGTGTTGTACTAAAAGCGGTTATACCCATGTTAGATTGTTCGTCAGCCCCTATTCTAGTGCCTTGAACACTAATACAAGCATTTGGAAAAGCTGTTCCAAAAGTAACTGAGCCTCCAGATGCACTCAAGGTTACTTGTCCAAACTTTATTATTAAACCATTAGGAAACGTTGTTGTTTCTCCTCCAGTATAAGATGTTGGAGTAAATCCAACAGTTGGTCCAGCAGTTGTATCTACATAAGCCTTAATATTACCCTGGGTTGCACCCTTGGTGTCATCAGTCCCGAGTGAGTCATTGTTAACAAGTATGCCAGCTGCACCTACGATAGGCACAGCAGTAGGGACGGCAGTCCCACCCGATACATTGCCAAGAACCGTCTGATCAGCTTGAGTCGCCATCTTTGCCAATGTAACGCCATTGTCCTTGATTCTTAGCGCATTAGAATTTACTTCTATTGTAGAATTGTCTACGGAGTCCGTTGATATTGCAGCGTCATTGACAGCCTGATTGAGCAAAGCTGCCGTTACCGTCTCGGTTGTTCCAAATGTTTTGCCTGTTACAAATCTTGCCATTATTCTGCTTTCTGTGTTGATCTAAAGGAGGTTGATCCTTGAGTTTGTAGTGACCTAATTCTTGGTCGTCCTTGTGTATTGTTTACTGTGAATTGAATCCCGTGTCCTCTGCGGTTACCTATTCTACCACGGATGGACACATCCTCTGCCTTCAGCAAATCAGCGTTACCATTGAAGCTGTTCAGGGTTCCTAAGGTAAAGGTTCCGTCTGGGTTTTCTGTCTCCGCTGAGAGGTCAAAGTTACTATTATTATCCGCACTACTTTCTACGTGCATCTGGAACTCCTTCCAGTTCTTTCTACTCATGTTGCCGAATGTATACTGACGGGTAGTGATACTTCCCTTTACGTCCTTGGTCTCATTAGAACCTCCAATGCTTACGTTTATTAAGTCATCACCCTGTAGACGAGCGTCTATCTTGTGGATACCGCCTAGTCGATTAATAGCGTAAACACCTCTCTGACTTCCTTCACCAGCAACTATTAGGTTCTCGATGTCCCAGTCCGTGCTATCAACGCTATCAATGCTCTCCCACTGCTTGTTCAAGAAGTTATAGATAAGTATAGCGTTATTGCGAAGCGCATCATCGAGAGGCACGGCAATGAAGTAACGATTATCGAAGTAAACAGCTACAGCCTGGGTGCTTTGATCCTTGTTGATTCTCTTGATTGTCTCGTTAATTGGTTCACTCAGTGGAGTCTCGGTTCCACGGAGGTTGTACTCATCAAAGAACTGAGTACTGTAAACACCGTTATCGGAAAGGAATATGACTTGACTGCCAACCTGCTGGATGCTCTGACGGGCTACGCAACCAACCTCGTCGGTCAGTAGTTTAGTACTAGCCGCTTGCAGGGACGTTGTGTTAGATATTAGGTGAATGCTGTTACGGTTGAACACCATCAGGTTATCCTCGGAGAAGGAGTGCAGCCCTACGGTGAAGTCAGCTTCACCTGCGTTAAATCTATACTGAGCGTAGATTTGATCATAGGTGTCGGAGTCCAGAATATCGGACGCAATAACCTCATCGAGGATCCCCCTTGATGTATATGAGTTCGGACTTGCATCTACCGAGAACTGAAAAGGCATGACCAACCTGCGCTGATGGTAGACAGCAAATTCCGGAGCAGGCATATGGCTGAACCCAAGACCTACGGACACTCTTTTTTGGACAGTTCCATTTTTGTTGGTATCGTCAGCTTTGTCTGAGGCAAAGGTAAAGGTAGTTGTGCTAGGTATTGATTTAACAGTTATGGTATCACCTGCAGCATAAGTAGAGCTACCCGCATCAGTAAAAGTTAAGGTGTCCCCAACTAGCAGGGTAGCAACTGCTGCTGTACTTGCAGTAGCTGTAGCTATACCACTAGCGTAATCAATATCAGTAAGAGACAGAGGCACTGGCTGTGTATAGGTTCCGCTTGCTACTTTAGAGAATGCAGATGTTGCTGTTCCAGTCCCTGATCCTGCACCCGTAGCAGTAAAAGTAACGCCTATAGTATCTGCCGAAGCACCAATAGCTTGAAAGTCAGTATTGCCAACTGCGGTAATTGTATAGGTTCTTCCAACGACAAAGCTACCCGCAGTTACGGTACTAAAGGAACCATCCCACTCCAGGGCTACTTGACCCTTGCGGAAGATGAACACCTTGTTAAACGTCTGAAGCATTGATGATTCAGGTGGTACAGTTTCGCCTGCTGGGTAAGCAATGTCCACAGTTGCATCCGTAGCTAGGTTTTTAGTAACAACCTTTAGATTAGAGGCAATGAGGAGGTACTGACTTGCATTGTCATTGGGGTCACTGAACGCAGTACTAGCATAGACCTCGGTGACTTGACCTTGGTCAAGCACCATGTTGAACCCAATAACGGCCTGCGTTGTATTGGCATTCAGAGCAAATGGTAATTGCTGCGGCAGGACAATTGGGGTAGTATAGGTTTCATCGCTACCTGTCAGGGCGTATTTGAGTGTACGGGTAGCTCCGTTATCAGTCACGGAAACCAAAGTTTTTAGACCATTGGGATCAACCGTAGAAAAGCCTAGTCCCTCTACTGTAACAACATCGTCCGCTGCAAATATATGCCCAGCCTCAACCGCCGGGTCATTGATAATAATGTTAGCCTGATTAGGAGTCCCATCAAGGGTAGCTGATTCAATAGTCGTAGGAAGCATCGCCGTGCTTCCGTTTCCAATCTCTCCTGTAGTAGGCAGTCGAAGTACATCTCCACCTACGGCAAACGGGGCTTCAATGACCTCGATACCCTTGCGGACCTGTGCTTCGCCGTTGCGATCAAAGCGGACGTTCTGGGCATCAGCCAGCATCCCGCCCTGTAGCTGATCGGGTCTAAGCCTATTGTTGAACCCAACAAAGCCTACATCCCCGTCATTGAGGATGCGGTCATCAAGGTTAGCGTATGACCTGTACTCTTGCATTAATTAACATTTCCAACGCTTCAAGGCTAGTGCCTTCCGTGTTGGTCTTCCTTTTGAATCCTTCATCGGACCCTTAACACCAGACATCCTGGCACAAAATGATTTCTTTCTTGCTAGCTTCTTACCCTTTGGATTGGATTCCGTGACCGGAGCTTTAAGGTTAGCACCAGTCTTGCGCTTGAAGTAGGCACGACCAGCCGCAGTGAGTCCGCCCTTTTTGCTTTTGTGTTCCTTCCTCATTTACTTCTTACTTTTGCTTTAGGTGTATTTGCTACGACTGTTCTTCCTTTGGCTCCTGCTGCTTTCTTTTTTCTAGCAGTGCTTGCTCTCTCTGCCTTCGTGAGGCTAAGAGCCTTTCTTTTAGGCAGGCAACGGTCAGGGTTTTTCTTATCCTTCGACGTTCCGCAAGGTCCTTTGATTGATCCATCAGTTCCGATCCTTACCCAGTTCTGCTTTCTCCATTGTTCTAGCTGGCCCATTATTTTCTTTTACGTTTGGCACTCTTAGATTTCTTGGCGTAGTTGGGGTCCTTGCAATACTTGGATGCAGCCATATTAGCATAAGCGGACGGATAAGTGTCAAACGTCCGTCTCGCCCAAGCCTTACCTTCAGGGCATATTTTACCCCCGCTTTTTGCTTTTTTTGGCATTCTTTACAATTGATTTAAGTACCTTGGCTTGCCCGGCGTGAGCCTTGGATGCTTGCTCAAGCTTTCTTGCGACGGTTAGTATTTTTCTGTGCATTTGATTTTTTTAATACTTTGAAGTCAGCCCCAGTAATCTTGTTACGGGGTGCGGCAACCCTAGCTAGTTTCTTCTGTTTTGGACTGTATTTGCTAAATGGCATTACTTCTTCTTCTTTTTTACGGCCATCTTCTTCATCCCCTTAGCCTTTGCAGCTTTTGATGGACGACCTACTTTACTTCCGTATGTTCCTTTTCCCATTGGCATAATATTATCTTTCTTTATTTGATTACTGATTTAACCCAAGCAATAAGCTTAGATATAGCGGATTTTACTTTACTGATAAATGTATCTTTAGTTTTGCAGATGCAGCACTTCATGTTATTTCTTTCTTGTGTTGTGAAAATCGAACAGGACCTTTACTTTCTCTGTAAGAGCCTCGAGGTTGTAGTGCATCCTGGCTAGCACGATAATGAGCGTAATAACGCCGATACCGATAGGCCAGAGAGATGCAATGATTTGTAGAACTTCATTCATTTAATAGTTGAGGATCCGAAGTAGAATCCAACAATAGCTAAAACTGTTTGACGAACCTCTG